GCCGCGTATGTGACACCGGACTGCCCCACGGCGACGGGTGAAGGCCCGTTGTTGGTAATAACCACGTCACGGGCGTACGTGCCACCGGAAGGTACCGTATAGACCTGTGTAGAAGCATTTGAAAACTGCGAGGTGGTCAGGACGTTTGTTGCAAGCGCCACACATTCTCCTTTTCTATAATGTGGCTTCCCCCCGCCGGGTTTTATACCGGCAGGGGGACGACTGAGATCGTCAGGCGTAAGGCGTAACGTCAGAGACCTGAAGACCCTGAAGAATGCCAGAATACATTGGCGCGTGCGCAACCATAGCGCCCAGGAGGAAAATACTGTACCGGAAGCTGGCGTCAATAACCGGCCAGGCGACACTGATGTAATCCTGAACACAGGTCATTTCCCACGCATTATCCACGTGGCTCCACGTCTGCGGAAGCTGGTAAGACATCAGCAGGGCAGTACCCTGAGACATCCACGGGTGAACCGTCAGCTTAACCGTAGAACGAGTGACCGGGTTAATGAACTCCGCTACCGCTGCACCAGCACGGATACCATTCATCTGGTCCTGGCTGATGTTAAGCAAATAGTTAAGCCCAGCACCCTGGGTGAGCATATCGTTCGCCAGCCTCATAAGGTCACCACCGTCAGCAACAATCTCTGACGGGTCAGCCTTGTATGAACCAGGCAGAACGTTATTCATTCCATTGTTTTCCCACAGGGCGTCAAGCGCTGTAAAGATAGAGTTAGTGCTCAGGTGGGTACCAACGGACTGGTTAACATAACCACCCTTCCAGACGTTAGTGGATTCGAAACCAACGTTGGAGTAAGGGCCGGAACCGGTTGAGGAAAGACCGGTGAGGGTCGGGATAAGACCTTCCATACGGTTGCTACCGCCAGTGCCGGTGTCAACACTCATGGCCTGCGCGGCAGCACCAGTCTGGACACCCTGAAGGGTGAACCGGACACCACCAACAGAGTTGGCAGTCTGAGTGCCCTGGAAGACAGTTGTACCAACAGTACCGGTACCGGACTGGGTGGATGTGCCAACCGTCAGGTTGAAGTTACCGCTGGTGACCTGCACATACAGGTTATATTGCTGCGCACCCGCGACCGGGGCAATAACCACGTCAACCACCGATGTGCCGGCGGCGATGGTCGCAGCCGACCCAACTGCGGAACTGGCGATACTTTCACCGAAATAGTTAAGGGCAGTGACCTTAACGTTAATTGACGTGCCGGAAGTGATAGCAGTCTCGTTCGGGTTAGCGTTACGCGCCGTCAGGGTAGGCGCGGCAGGTGCCGCGAGCTTCTGTGAAGAACCCGCGATCATCTGGTATTCCTCACCCAGCATCATTTCCTGGAGAAGAATAAGGTTCGCCAGCGCGGAAATGTCCTCGAAACCCTGACCCTCAAACTGGGCAAGCCAGGAAAGAGACTCAGTGAGCCCGAAGAAACGGTAAGGAACATTCAGCTTGAACTCAGTCTGAGAACCCGTCTGAGGCAGGTTAATCGGCCAGTTCTGAGAAGAACCAGAAATGCTGTTGGACGAAGACTGGACAAGCTCAGGGATAGAAATATCGACAATCCCCTGACCACCCGTCTGAGACCCTGAAATACCCAGCAGACCGTAAACCTGACGGCTAGCACCCTGACCCGCAGGCCGGGGGAACTTATTACGGAACAGGGTATAAACCGGGTAGATAAGACGGGACGGCGCGAGCAGGTCAAACGGGACCAGCCCGTAAGGCACGCCAGCGGTACCCATGTTAGTTGCGGTGAAGCTCTTACGGACAGCGGCGTCCTGCTTCGCCTGCATGTGGAGACCCTGAAGTTTAGAGTTAAAACCCCAGAAATCATTATTCACACCGCCGATAACGCTGCTAGGGTCAGAAGCACCCTTGAAAACGGAAGTGCGAACGTCAAGAATGGCCTGGTTAGCCCGGACGCCGATTTCACTTTCGTTCGTCAGCGGGATACCAGTCGTGATATGACCGGCACCTTTAACGAGGCTTTTAGCCTTAGTGGTGAAGAAACCTTCATAGTTGGTTCGGCGGGCAACAGCAGCGTCAGATGCCTGAACCGCGCTGATGTCGCCTCCCCCACCCATCTGAGGAGCAGCAAGCCCCTCATCGGTGACAATATCTGCCACACCCATCTCCTTTCAGGAGAAAAGACCAGAAATTACTGAGTTATTCCACGGAGCTTATAGATAGCATTTCGGGCAGCTTCACGCTCTGCCGGGATTTCGCTCGTGTTGGAAGTGTGTTCAAGCTGCCGCATAATCATCTGCTGAGTCCGCTCCGCAGTCTCAGCTACATCTGGCACACCCGCCGGGCGTGCAGATTTTCTAACCGGGTTTCTTGCAAGGCCACTGAACGGCTCCCCCCGTGGATCGGGGGCGTCAGCGATAGCGTCAATAACTTTCTGCTGCTCAGCGATTTTCGTTTCGAAACTCTGCTGCTGGGCAGTCAATAGATCTTTAAGTTCGTTAATGGATTTCATAAGGTCAGGCTCAGTGCCCTTAGTGACCTCTTCGGGCTGGCCGTAAGTTTTGTTGATGTATTCCACGCCGGCTTTAACCTGCGCCTTAGCGCCCTTGTCATACCAGCCCTTCTCAACCTCAGCCTCATAGGGCGGGAGGCCAATCTGCGCGCGGGCCTCATCAATGGTAAGGATGCCTTTCTCAACCTGGTCGGCAAGAGCCTCCATTGACTTCTGGGTGTTCATGCGGCCAAGCTTCGAACGGGCCTCATCAACGGTCATTTTGCCGCCGAGAACCTTCTTGCCCAGCTTCTTCCGCATCTTCTTGAAAGCCTTCTCCACAAACTCTTCGGAGAATTCCTCACCCGGGGCCTTAGAGACAGCCTCATTCTGGGCGGTGACCGTAACGTCAGTAGCCTCAACACCGTCAGTCTTACCAAGACCAACCGCTGTAGCAGCCGGGTTAGGGTCAAGCGGGCCACGTGAATTCATGTCCATCGGGCACACATTAGGCACCATGGCCATCAGGTGCGTGTGGAGACGGCCGATAGCGGCGAGAGCCTGCTCTTTCTCCATGTGACGGTAAGTCAGCTTAGTGGGAACACCCGTCTCAGACGGATACTCAAAACCAGCCTTCATGAAAGAAGGTGAAGGAGACTGATGGCCGGCCGACAGAGGCGGACGGTCAAAATCACCAGCACCACCAACAGGACCCGACGCCACATTCGCACTGGAATTCGGTGAACCATAACCGGGGGAATTAGTGGCGTGACCGTCACTAATCACCGGGCGGTGGAACTTGTCGGGGCTCATAGAACCAGGTGACGGGTATGAAGTAGGCCCAGGGTTAGCGTCGCGGAAAGCCTTATGCAGGTCAAGCCGGATATCGTTAAGGACACCCGGGTCGGCAGACTTGAGAACATTAGCGGCCTGCCACACCTGCTGCATTTCCATAGCTTCAGTCAGCGACTTGCTGGCTGCCGCTTCGAGGGCTTTACGCTGCCACACATTATTGTCGATGAGGGTTTTAAAATCAGCGAACGGGTGATACTTCGCTACCTCATCAGGGTGGAAAGCGGGGCAGGACAGGTCGTGGAGACGGCCAAGGTCAACGTCAATCCCGATTGTCTTGAACCGCAGCATAGCGGCCATTTCGGGTGAAGAATGAATCTCGGCGTTGTCACTCTTGGTGTCAGGTGTCTTACGGCCAGCCGGCATGGGGGACTCAGGGGCAGGCCCCTTATTGGGGATTTCCTTCATGTCAGCCGCGTCCTTAGCACCACTCGCGGACTGAGGTGTCCCTGAAGGGCTGCACTTCTCGGAATGAGTGTGAGCCATCTTGCAGTCACCGTCATCGTCGGTGTCACCGTCCGCCGGCTTGTTGAGCCACGGTGGCAGTTTCTTACCTTTCTTACCCTTCTTAGGTTTAGCTGGCCCGTCGCCGTCTGCCGGGTCTTTAGTGAGAGCCGGGTCAGCTTCCTTAGGGATAACGTCAGCGATTTTAGTGTCGTCAGTGTCGGAAAGAGGATTGGTCACACCAAGTTCCTTCGCCCTTCTCGCGATAAGCGCCCGCGCGCCGGATACATTTCCGTGACCGCTGCGGGCAAGGACGGCTGCGTTATGCAGATCCTCAGCGTTAGCAATCGGGTAAGAACCGTCAGGAAGCGCATGCCCCTGACCGGCAAGATTCCGCCTAGTTGCAGTGTCAATATCCCGCTTAGTTACCTCAAACTCGGAGTCAGCGATAGCTTTCGCGGCTAGCTCGTCATAGTGACGTTCAACAAACTTGTTCTGAACGATCCGCATGAGATCATTCGGGGTGAACGAGAGTGTCATATCCTCAGGAACAGACATGGTGACGTTCTTGTCACCTTCATAAGTTTTACCCATGAAAACATGATCTCCACGCATCTCGTCAGCGGAACGGACACCATTCTTAACCTGATCCACGGCCTTGTTAACCATGTCAGCGGTGTCCAGCGCCTTTTTGATGTCCTCATCCTCACCGAACACTTCACCCGTGTATTCGGGGGCACCGTCAACAGACTTCACAAGCTGAATACCGCAACGCTTATTAGCAGGCCGGTCAACAAGTGAGATCTCAACAAGCTCGCCGGCAGTGATACGACCGTTAGGGGCGGTGGCGTCACGGCTGATCGTCGGGCGCGCAATACCGACACTGTAAGCGCGGAGCGCACCCTTGGAAACGAGTCTTTTAGCGACCGGCTCAATAACCAGACCTTTAAGCCAGGTGGCCCCTGCCTGGTCTGTGCTGACTTCCAGGCCAACACCGGCCGGGTCTCTTTGCGGATTATGCTGTACCCTGACGTTCCCGCCGGAACCCAGCCATTCCTGGGAAGCTTTCGCCATCCAGGCGGGGTCAACGATCTGGTTGTCTGAGTCGAGGCCGCCATC